CAACGGTGGCGCTTATGGGCTGTGGCTTTTCCAGTCACGATCTAGCGGAAAGCTGCAGGCCTCCACTGCGACACAGCCCGCTGCCAACTGGCCGTACGGTCAGCAGGGAGGCACCGGGAGCTTGGCGGCCATATTTTACCTCAATCAAGGCGACATATACCTTAGCGGAACTGTATATGGCGGGAATGCGGTGACCGCTTTCGGCGGCGTCACCGGCGAGACCTCAGTTACCGGCGCCAACAACGTATTAATTGGCGCTGATGCCACGGATGGCACCTATCAACTTTACATTAGCGGCACATCTCCGGCGGAGACTATCAAGTTTTCGTTTGATGATAGCAAATCTACTTTTATTCGCAAGGTATTTAACACCAATCCACAACTTGTTAGTGGAACAACTTTTTATACCCCAGACTCGGCAAAAAATTATTGGCTCGGAGAAACATTTGAGCAAGAAATTCGAGATCGTGCTTTTCATACCGGCGCCCTTGCATGTTTGATGCCTCTATATCAAACCGATGGATCCGCATCGCCGGCTAAAATGCGTAACCAGGCCTCGCAAGAAGGCCGCACAGGATGGTTTATTGGACAGGATACCGGGACTCCCTCCGCATATGTTCCTTTTCAGCAACAGAAATTATTTCGTTTGGTGGGCCGCGGCCATGGAGAGTGGTTACAAAAGAACTGCAAAGTTTCTATCAGTGACATCCGATCATCGACAGCTCCATCCATTACGGAATACGGTAACTTCTCGGTTGTTATTCGCCAGATAAGCGATACTGATAATAAGGTAGTGGTGATGGAGCGTTTTGATAATTTGAATCTGGATCCGACATCCCCCAATTATGTGGCGCGGAAAATCGGAGACAAATACACCGCATGGGACACAGCCGACAATCGGCTGAAGACATATGGAGAATACAATAACGAATCTAAGTTTGTATATGTTGAAATGAACAATGACGTCGATGCCGGCGCCACGGACCCAAGCCTATTACCGTTTGGGTATTTTGCCCCACCGCGTTATAGGGCGGCATTTGATTTGAACACCACCGGCGCCGTTAATAAATCTGCTTGCGGCGGCCCTGCGAGAGGTGCTGCCAATCTTAATAGTGCGGTTCAAGGTACCTTGGCGGCCGATTTCTTTGTAACAGGGGGAGTTGACACGACAGGCGCCCCAAGCCCTATCGGTCGCAAGGGGGGCGTTATTTACCTTTCTGGAGGCATAGGCTCCGTTGCGGCCACAGCAGGAGGGGTGGGAGCTAACACCGGATCTTTAGTGTTTCCCACTGTACGGCTTCGATTGTCAGCATCGGATGGACAGCTAAGCGATCCGCGGAACGCGTACTTTGGTATGCAGACCACAAGAGCACGCACAGGCGATGGTGCCACCGTCAACGACCCGAGTGTTCCAGATTTTCACCGGCTCCTGTATTCAGGTTACACGGCAGGAGGGGGCACCAACGCCACCAATCCTTATGTTAATGCCGGTGTAGAAGATTATGCATATGTTTTTTCGCTGGACAACGTGGCCCAAAGCAGCACCGCAGTTTATTATTACCAGTCGGGATCCCGCGTTTTGGGAACCTCGCAGACGTCAGCTTCTTATGCGGAACTGTTAGATGCGGGATACGATAAATTTACTACTCCCTTTTATGGAGGTTTTGACGGGTTTGATATTATGAAGCCCGATCCTCTCTATAATGCAGGGATGCCAGCTGGTGCAACTAATCTTACTAGCTATGAATACTATACTTATAATAGAGCCATTGATACTATAGCAGATCCGGAATATATTAATATGAATTTGTTAAGTGTTCCGGGTCTTACGCAGCCTAGTCTGACGACGCATGCAGTTCGCGTATGCGAGGACCGGGCTGATGCGTTAGCGATCATTGATTTGCCCGATCTTTATATTCCCGCCGCGGAAGCCTATAAGGCAACCAAAGTTCAGCGTATTGGTACCACTCCAATTGGAGCCGCCAATACGCTACGTGACCGCCGTATTGATTCCAGCTATGGATGTACTTTTTATCCTTGGGTTCAGACGCGAGACGACAATACCGGCGCAATGCTGTGGATTCCACCTAGTGTGGCGATGATGGGCGTCTTGGCATCCTCTGAAAGGAAGTCTCAAATTTGGTTTGCTCCCGCGGGCTTTAACCGCGGCGGGTTAACCGATGGCGCTGCAGGCATTCCGGTTACGGGCGTGACGCAGAGGCTCACTTCCAAGGAGCGCGATACTTTATACGAGAACAATATTAATCCCATCGCTTCTTTCCCATCTAGCGGAATTGTGGTGTTTGGACAGAAAACTCTCCAGGCGCGCCAATCAGCACTTGATAGAATTAATGTGAGGCGCCTCGTCATCTACATGAAAAAGTCGATTTCGGTGCTTTCCACGAAGTTGTTGTTCGAACAGAATGTTCAAGCAACATGGACACGATTTAAGAATCTTGTCACCCCCTTCTTGTCTAATGTTAAGATCAATTTTGGTATCACTGATTATCGTTTGATTCTAGACGAGACAACGACAACCCCAGATCTTATCGATCAGAACATTATGTATGCTAAGATTATGGTTAAACCTGCTCGTGCTATCGAGTACATCGCCATTGACTTTGTTATTATGTCCACCGGAGCATCGTTCGATGATTAGAAAAGGGTGAGGATTTTTTCGCTCACCACACTATTTAAAAATAGAACCGAGGAGAATTAAAAATATGTCATTTTGGACCCAGACCGACGCAGAAGAGATGCAGAACCCTAAAAGAAAATTTAGGTTTATTGTACAATTTGATGGTATCACCGATGGCACTGCGTGGTGGGCCAAAGGCCTTAACAAGCCGTCCTTTACTATCGCAGCAGGAGAACACAAGTATTTAAATCATACCTTTTATTATCCGGGCTCCGTGACGTGGGACGAGATTAGTATGACATTGGTTGATCCTGTCAGTCCCGATATGGCTTCCACTTTAACAGACATTGTTCAGGCATCGGGATATAAGCCGCCCACGATGCCAAGTGGCACCGGTGACGAGCTAGAAACTATATCTAAAAGCGGCGCCGCGGCAGCTCTTAAGACAGTGACGATTACTCAAGTAAATGCCGACGGAGATGCTCTAGAAGAATGGGTGCTTCAGAATGCATGGATTAGCAGTCTTAAATATGGCGACTTAGAATATGGCGGAGATGATTTGACAGAGCTGACCCTGGTCATGAAATATGATTGGGCCACTCTCACGGCCACCAATACCGCGGGAAGCATAGCCACCGATGGAACGGGCGCCGGCTCTGGACCCTACTTTGACGTCTAATGACATAATTTTAAAAACGAGGTATAAATGTCAAGAAATAGAGAGCGCACCGGAGGCGCTCACCAACAGAATGCAACCCCACCCCCGCAGGCAATACAGAATGCGGGAGGAGAAAGGGAGTTTGCATTTGTAATTCCCACTGAGTTTGTGGATCTTCCCTCGGGAGGTCGTTTCTATAGAGAAGGTCATCCTTTACATGGCGAAACCAGTATAGAAATTAAACAGATGACGGCGAAAGAAGAGGATATCCTTACGTCGCGTTCTTTACTTAAAAAAGGCGTAGCTTTAGACCGTTTAATTAAGAGTCTGATTGTTGATAAAAGAATTGATTCTAACTCGTTACTGGTCGGAGATCGGAACGCCATTTTAATTGCAGCACGCATTTCTGGCTATGGGCCCGAGTATGAAACTAAGGTAACTTGTCCGGCTTGTGAAACTTCACAAGAGTATGGATTTAATCTGGCAGATGCTCATGTATATGATGGCGGCTTACTCGTCCCCGAGCAGGCAGTTAACAACGAGGATGGAACGTTCACCACTACGTTACCTCGGACAAAGTTAGAAATTACGTTCCGACTCCTCAACGGAAGGGACGAAAAGAATCTTTTGCTTCAACTAGAAAGCTCGCGAAAAAGCAGGAAAGAAGAGACCACGGTTACAAGCCAATTGAAACAAATTATTGTTGCGGTGAACGGTACCGATGATCAGGACGCGATTAACTATTTAGTAACAAACATGCCTTCGATGGATGCGCGCTGGCTTCGCGTGGTTTATAAGGCCGCCACTCCTAATGTTGATCTTACTCAAAACTTTGAATGTAACGACTGCGATTACGATCAGGCGATGGAGGTTCCGCTCACTGCGGACTTTTTTTGGCCTGACCGATGAGTACATGGAAAACATTTATGAGCAGTTTTTCTTCTTAAAATACTCTGGCGGATGGTCGTTCTTGGAAGCTTATAATCTCCCTGTGGGATTACGCAAGTGGTTTGTAGAGCGACTCATTAAACAGTTAGAAGACGAGCAAGAAGCTATCGACCAGGCGAACAGAGGAGGGAGCAGATCTCAAACCCTTACACAAGATAATGCTCCCCCCGCGCCTTCTGGCACTAGGGCCCCCCGAAGACAAGGCTAACGGCCTTGTCTTTTTTTGTGGGAAACTATTTATTCTAGACATGACCTCAGCAGGAGATTTGTATACCCATGGGTGCACCCCCCGATCCCGCCGAATTTGAACGCTTTGCCGCAATGCTGGAGAATATTACAGACGAGCAGAAAGATAAACTTAAGGAAATATTAGATCTCCAAGAGAAGAGCACAGCGCAGATTACAACTCAGATTACGAAGTTGGCCCAACAGGCGGGAGTACTCAGCGATCTAGTAACGTATTACGAGTCCCGGGACAAATATGGCCAGAAGCTCGGCCCCCAATTGGAAACCGAACGCGCCCTTCAACAAACTATCCTCGATCTGGAAGATGCCAGGTTAGCTAAATTTCGCGCGCGCATCAAAGCAGGCGAAAAGATCGTCGGCGATCAAATAGGAGAGTTAAAGATCCTTCAGGACCAAGAACATGCTCGGAAGTTGCAACGTAAAGCAATGTCT